GCTGTTTGTTCTAAATTAAATTCCATGTACGCAATACTTTGCACTAGCCGTTTATAATCACCTAACCATTCGTACACATTCACCACTCCTCATTTGGTTGTACTACTAGCTACGCCTTTGGATTCAACGTGTCTTTAATACGCTTGTTCGCCACTTCACAGTATTCCAATTCCTTTTCCATCCCTATAAAATTACGATTTGTGTTGATAGCTGCGATTGCAGTTGTTCCGCTTCCGACGCAATTATCCAGGACGGTTTCACCTTCGTTTGTGTAAGTATTAATTAGCCACTCCATAATATACAAAGGCTTTTGCGTCGGGTGGACCTTGTTCGTGTTGTTGGTTTCGCCAACGGCAGGGTTCCACGTCAAAACAGTAATAGGCATCTTGTGATCATATTTCTTTTTAATGTTTTCTTCCGAGTGAAAATTGTTGTGCCCTTGGTTTCGTTTGTCTTGTTTCCAATTCCTCGTGTCAATAGGTTTCTCGCGTTTTGTTTTTTGTGGGTTATATGTCGGTTGCTTTTTATAAAATAACAGTATGTTTTCATGGGCTTTCATCGGTTTTTTATTCGCTAACTGAAAGTCAGTCCCATAGGTTTTATCCCATATTATTTCATATCTAAACATCTTGGGGTTGCTGTTAATTAAAGTGGTAGTAAACGGTTGGCTACTGAAAAGACATATTGCGCCATCGTCTTTAATTACTCTGTTGTATTGATTCCAAAGAGCTTCTATGTCCAAGGGTGTGTCCCATTTATTCGCAGTCGTTCCATATGGCAAGTCGCACAGGATCATATCGACAGATTTGTCTTCGATTTGCTCCATCCATTCAAAACAGTCGCCATGCAGCACCTTATTTAAAAACTGTTCGTTTATCATTCCCACAACCCCTTTGTCATTCATACATTATAACCCGCCGTTTTCATCCTCTTTTTTTCATCAGCGAGATACTTCTTCTTGAATTCCTCAAAGGTATCCATCAAGAACCCTTCATATGTTAGTCCGAAAAACTCACAGTATCGGATCACGTCCTGCAAATCTACCCTATTCTCACCGTTTTCCAATTTCGCCAGTCTACCGTTACCCATACTCATTTCATCCGCTAAATCTCTAACGGATAACCCCTCGTGCATCCTCAAAAACTTAACCTTTTCAGCCATTTGTTGGATTCTCGGAAAGTTTTGTTCTGTCATTTTAATTCTCCTTTTCTAATTGCGTAGTTTGGTCGTAATGTGTATTAATCATTTAGTGCTTCCTTCGCTATTTCATTAATCACAACATGGTTAAGTGGTTCTAATTCCTTGATTCTTTGCAACGCATTTCGTAGGTGTCTGTTTTCATTTTCTAACTTCACCTTTCCGTGGCGTAAATCATAGATAAGTTGAGATTGCTTTCTTTCCAAGTCTGTCATTTCTTCATCTCCTTACGTCGCCTTATGTGTCTACTCCGAACCAATATTTATAATAGCCCCACGTTAAGTGAGGCTATTTTTTGTTACAGCGGAAGGTCATCCTCGTTTTCTACTTCTTCGACCAATTCCTCAACCTTAACCTCGAAAGGTAAATCGTCTTCAACTACAATTCCCTCGACCACGATTTCTCCCATCCCAATTTGCCCCTCCACAACCTCGATACTACCGTCTTTATTAGCCTTAACCTCAACACCTTCATGCCTGTTCATGTCGAAGTCTTCCAAACTCATTTGACTTTCCTCTAATGTAAGATTTACATTGTGTCCGGCTTTCGGATACAGCTTGATAGTTACCGCTTCGTTGTCACCTTTGACATCAAACTTCAATGAGATTTTCTTACTGTCACGTTGAATAGATTTGAATTCTGCGTTTAGCTGCGTTCCTTCCAGGTGCAATACTACGATCCCACCTGCCATGCCGATCAAGTCGTTTTGATACTTTTCGCCACCGCCAAGAATATGGAACTCCAATACTTCTTTCTTGTCGTCCTTCTGCATTTTCTTAAATAGTACGTTCATAGTTACGTTTGTCATTGTTGGTTATCCCCTTTTAGGTTTATTGGTTTTCTTCTTCTTTTCTGGCGGATTCAATATCGTTTCAAGAACTTCTTTTTGGTACAAGTGTTGTACTTTTCGCTGCTTGATTGCTCGTCCTATCTGCGCGAGTACGTAAGCGTCGCAAATATTATTATTAGGAATATGAACCCCGTAATGCTCATTGACCCCATTTATAACCGCTTGTTTAACAGCCGCGCCTTGCAACTTGACCTTGTTTCCGACTTCGCCTGTCCAACCACTGACACCCACATACTTTTTCAAGGCGTTAGGTGCTACTTCTTTATACTCGATACCTCGTCTCGCCAGGGCCATTCTAATACCCCAACCCTGGCCGCCGTTCTGTACTGCTTGTTGTGACGCAAAGCCAAACCCTTCAATCATTACAAAGTCGTCCGTCTTCATATAAGACATTATCGAATCAATCATAGTAATCATGCGGTAGGGATCCACACTGCCGACTCCCTTTATTTCTTCTTGCGTGATGACGTTGCCGTCCAAATCCATTATTACCAGACCTGTACGTGTGCTTGGGTCGATTCCTACTATTCTCATCAATAACCATCGTTCTGTCTTTCATGATTTGTTTTGTTCTTTTCATAATACGCATCCTCAACCTGTTGTTCTGTAAAACCTAACGCATCACCTAACGTCATTAGTTCACTTACAACTGATTCATAAGTAATGTCATTTCGCTTTGAATCAAACAGGGTGACAGATCGGAATAAGTAAGTGAATTGTTTCAATGGGTCAGTCTTTTTCGACCTCGATCCAATGTTGAAATCTACATAGTCTGCGAAATAACCACCTTGTCCGTAAATCTCATACCCTAGTTCTTGCAACTCAACTCCGATAGAAAGGACAAAATGCAGACAGTCAACGTATTCTTCAAGAAGTGGATTTGTCTTCTTGGTCCCACTCCCTTTGCAACTCGGGCAGTTTTTCAATAATTTAGGTCCATATCCTGTCCCACCACAAAACTTGCATTGGAATCTCGCAAACGTCCTCGGCTTTTGATCCTCACTCCACACTTTGAACCCGCGCCATTCATTCGCACATTCACCGATTTCCGTCAACAAGGCAAGTACCTTCCAATCAAAGTTGCCCGTTGGACTTAACCCGTGCTTGTCATTAACTGCCGCGTCTAACGCTTTTTGTGCTGCGAATAATTTAGCTAACCTCATTAACTCCACCTTCTTTCTCGTTCTTTACCGTCAACGCTTCTTGAAGATATTCAAGACGGGCTACTACTGAATTAACCTCTTGATAAAGCACCTCGTCCACTCTGTCACCGTTTTCTTTGTATGTTCTAACCATTTCTTTTAATCCTTCAGTCATTTTTCTTCCCCGCTTCCCATTCAGCTAACGCCTTTATATAAAACTCAGCTTTCTTCAAGTCCTCTTCTCCGTTTTTCAAATCGAATCTAGTGGTGTATTTTAATATATTTATTCTGAAAAACCCCCTAACCTCTTCGTGAGAAAACTTCATTTTAGCAAATTCTATTACATCAATTCCGCCTTTGTGATAGTGCTCGGGCTTGTCAATGACGTTTTCACCTTTGATTATCATTTGATCTCTCCTTTGTGCTTCAACCAAGCCTTATAAACGGTTGGAAACTTGTCGATTACGTATTCTTCAATAACTTTCGCATAGTCTTGTATTTCTTTTTGTGCATCACTTGCGAGGCGCTGATCCAAAAAGTGTAATGCTGATTGCAACGATGCCGTCCAATAATATCGAATATACATCCCATTAGCAGGTAAGAATAACCTTGCCTGTTCTGGTGCGATTCCGCGCTCCAATGCTGTTCCGTACAATCTTTCACCAAGTTCAATGTATTTCTCTAATTCGTCCGTCCAAAATACGCCTTCGCTCGCATCTACAGGTTTCCCACTTCCCTGTTTCAAGTTATCCGGTTTGCTTCTCCACTCGTTTTTTCCAGGCACATAAAACTCCGACATTTCTGTAACGTAACGCCTACTCGACTCGTTCCACGCATCCATTGTGTGGGCGGATCCCACTATGTGTTTCCAATGTTGCCTTGCGACCATTAGTGGCGCATATATCTCGAATTGCATTGTCGCGTGCCTAAATGGGCTTGTATGGCCTTCTCGCAATAAAAATGATATTAACCTCTTATCCCCGTTCGTCAATTCCTCGGAACGTTTATCAAATGAAACTCTAGCGCTATTCACAATGCTCAAGTCGCTCCCCATATGATCGACTAACCTTACGTAACCTTTATCTAGACATTTAATTACTTTACCCATTTATAAGTTCTCCCCTCGGCAATTTGCTGAATAGTACTCGGTGACACCCCGGACACGATTGCTATTGCTCTAATTGTTTTTCCTTCACTCACCATATTTCTGACTCGCTTTACCTGTTCCACACTAAACTTCCTTTGCATTACCGCATTCTTCATCATGTTCTTCTTGTTTGTGCCAATTATATCTGCCGTGTTTTCTTTATGAGTTCCTAACGCAATGTTGTCGAAGGTATTGTTTTCCCTGTTTCCGTCCAAGTGCCTAACGCACTCCGCCTTGAATGTGTCCCCCCCATACTTTAGATAGGCAAAAAACCTGTGATAAGGAATAGCAGTGTTTTTCTTGTTGTACTTGATGTGAAAATAAAAGTAACCTTTGTTAGACTTCATCGGAGAAAGCAAACCGCCCTTCGCCCCAATCACACCACCTTCACAGTAGCTATAACCTCTTCCGGCAGCACTCCTTATCGCCTTGTTTGAGTCGCTCATTCCAATTCCCCCTAATTTATAATCAAATACGTCCGCTTTGTTTCGCAATCCGCGCATCCATCTTCAACCCAGCAATTTCACGCCTGGCACGCTCTAGTTGATTCTCGGCAAGTTGCGCCCTGTTGTGCAATTTGTTTGCGCTTTTTTCATGAACCTTGTTCAATTTCCAGTTTTTCGATTCCGCTTTTAACACTCTCGCGCTTGCTTTTCGGATAGTTTCAACGTTTCTTTCGAGCGTTTCTTCCTGCCACTGTATTTTTTCCAAGACCGGATCAATCAGTTTTTTCAATTTAGATGTACTAATGCTTTTTTGTTTAGCTATCACTTCCCTAAGTTCGTCTTCTGGTCGAAGATGAACCATTTTTGATATGTGCATTAAGTTCTCTACCACCTTTTACTTATTTACTTTTAACGGCCATCAATCCGTTTTCGCGTTTCCACTTGTGAAACTTCTTAGTACCCACTTTGAGTTCCCTCATAATTTGAGTGTCCGTCATATTGCTTGTTTTGAACTTCTTGTAAATGTCGATGGTCAACGTTTCAACAGTCAACCCTTCGGCTTTCGGTTTAGGCGGCAATTGAAATTCTATCTTCTTTCGATTAGAAACTAGATTGCTTAGTTGCTCGCCTAACTTGCGGACTTTTACCGCAGCTGCGCAGTCGCAATTCGTTCTGTTTCCCAATGAATTCCCCTCAATTTCATCGGTACAAAGGTCACACCGCAATCCATCTAACCTACTAATTTCAGCTAATATCCAAAGTCGTTTTTTACGCATTTCAATTTTATTCGTTCGCTTCGCAACCGCTTCAACCCCCATCACAATTCCCCCATCTCCTTTAGTCGATCAGTAATTTCCATAAACCATTCGAAGTCTACCAAGTCAAGCACCGTGTCAATTAGCGACAAAAGAAAGTCCTTTTCCGTGATAGGTCCGAGTGGTTTAGTCACGGCGTTCAGCCTCCGATTCCTTTTCTGCCCTTTCCGCTTTGTCCGCGTTCATAATCACAAACGCTTCATCCAACGCATTCTGTTTTTCTTCGTAAGTGAAATCATTGATTTTCATTCCGTTGCCCTCCCCGTCGTATTCGTCGCACATAGACAAACAATGAGCGCATACTCCTATCACACTTATATTCACAAGAATTTCACCAGCTATCGTTTTTTCTCCACATAGCCCACACCACTTGTCATCAGTCATTATCTTCCCTCCCCTTCTGAACCATTCCAGTACCCTTGCAGACGTTGCATGTCTCTGTTACATACATTGATCCACCTAACGTCCCGATCCCCTTACACGGCTTGCACATGAGGGTTGTCGGCGCTATTGGTATTTCGTATGGGTTATGCATTAGCGGGTTCTCCTTTTACGGCGTTTGTCAATTCGATGTCATACCCACCGCTAGACGTTACTCCTTTTAATAACAGAGCCGAAATATGCCCATGACCTTTACCTAGAAATTGCCCCGCTTTGGATTTGCTTCTAAAATTGTGTTTCTCTTTCGTGGATCTGTTCACTAAAGTAATTTCCGTACCCGTTTCAATCAATCTTGTGTCGAATGCGTGATTGATATTCTCCTCAGATGTACACCACTCAAGGTTATCTATACTGTTATTTAAACGCGAACCATCAATGTGGTTTATATAAATCTTGCCCTCTACTTCTGGGATAAAAGCGAAAGCTACTAACCTATGAACCAACCAAGTTTTCTCTTTTCCGTCTTTCCACAGGCTGACCCTACAAGTCTTATCCTTAGTTACTTTTTGCTTCAATGTTCGTTGTTTCCACTTTCTAACTCCGTGCATTTTGCTGAAAGTCGTTTTACCTTCTTTCGTTCTGACTTCTCCGGTATTGCTAACCTCATAAATCCCCTCGTACCCCAAAACGTTTTTCCACTTCATTTCCAATCACCTCGTTTTCATTTAGAAGGGAAGTTCATCCGGGTCCACCTCGATAGGTTGTTGATAACCTTGTTGCGGTTGTTGATATTGCGGTTGCTTGTACTGCTGTTGCTGTTGATTGCCATACGAAGCGCCTTGTTGCCCACTGTAGCCGCTCTGTTGTTGATTCTGTGTATTCGTGTAGCTTTGTTGTTGTTGGGTGTTAGACTGTCCATTAGAGGTGTTCTGTGATGTGTCTTTTTTCGAATCAAGAAACTCAATATTGCTCCCAATCACATCTGTTGTATAAATTTTCACGCCATCTTTTTCATACGACCCCGTTTGAATGTGGCCGCTGATTGCGACTTTTGAACCTTTGCCCGTATATTGATTTGCTAGTTCACCAGTTTTAGCGAACATTACCACTCGGATAAAACTAGAATCATCTTTCTTGAATGGGTGATCCACCGCTAAAGTGTTTTTAACTACCGTTACCCCTTGCCCTACTACTGCAACGTCATGTTCTCTAACCCAGCGACCAATTAAATTTACGTTATTCACTCAATCCAACTCCATCCATTTTTTATCATTCTGTTTAACTGTTTTCTAGCCATCCGCTCGTACACCGTCACCCTTTGAAAATTACCATTGACATTTTCTAACCGAGTCAACAATCTCCAGGGTGTTTTGCTCATGGCAGTTCGAATCTCCGGATCAATTCTTCTTCAAATTCTTCGGCTTCTTCTTTGAACTTAACTCTTCCAGTCTGTATATATAGTTCGCGTAGTTCACTAGATTTACTCAACAATTGTCTCACCGTCATTTCCTCCACCGCTGCGGTTTTCCCTCCTCATTAACGCTTGATATTTACGAGTTACAGAATCAACCCTGTATCTTCTTCTGACACCTTCCGGATCAACGTAGCTGCTGTTAGTTGCAAACCCCGTACTGTCTTCAATTGCCGCGCTCCTCACTAACTCAAAACCTCGCAATTCGTTGTCTGCGATTCTTGCGTCTAGTTCTTTTTGAGACTTCGAATTAAGTGTGGTGTAAAAATACTTCGGATCGGTTTTCATTGGTTTTCCACCTCTCGGATTTTAGAAGAATAGTAATTTCCCTCTTTAAAATTCGTTTTTATCCACTTCACTTAAAATACTCTTTAAAGACTCGTACACCGTCTCTAACTCTTTCTTGTGTATTTGTATAGTTTCGAGTAGAGAACCGACAGAGACGACTGTCTCACCCTTTAAATCGAGCGTTAGCAGTTTTCTTAACGACGACTCAATTGTTCCGTGCCAACTAATCTCTCGAAAAGCGAAAACTCCTGTCAGTTCTGCTTCTTTTCCTGCCCCGTCCCGCTTTTCGTATTTTTCCGAAACAATAAAGTTGTTTTTGTCCGACGTGATTAGGTACTTATCAAATTCAATATTCATTTTGTTCCCCCGCTTTCATATTTTAGAAGAGTAGTAAATCCCCTTTTTCTAATTCCTTTTGCTTCTGCTCATTCGTCATCAGCACCCTACCAAACTTTTGATAATATTCGTGTTCAACTTGATCCGCACTTTTTGCGTTTTTGTCGTATATCATTACGGTGTGAGGAAACTTGGTTATTTGATTCCTGACATCTCTTATTCTCCAGTACCCTTTGCCTTCTGTGTGGAAGTCCATATCTATTTTGTCCGTTATGTCGTCTATCCGACTCGGTAGCCTTTTGTAAGTTTGCAAGAATGAACCTCTCGCATCTGATTCGTCAGCTGCTAGGACTAGCATGAATACTTTAGGCTTGACCAACATAGAGTAGAGCAATATCGGCGTTTTCATTTTAAGTATGTCGTTCTCGATAAGTTGATTTACTTCGTCGTGGTCAACTTTCGAAAAATCTACTACATTCACATCTTGTTCCATGCTGTAAAACTTTTTAGATACCAACCAAAAGAGTGAGTATGCCATGCGTTCCATATCGTCTGTTACTGCACTATTAATAGTTTCATTGATGTTCATATCAACACCCCTGTACTCTTGTCGTAGTCCACGAATACCGTCCCTGTAGCACCGTTGCGTTGCTTGGCTACGTTTATTTCCATCACTCTTGGGGAACTTGTTTCTTCGTCGTAGTAAGCTTCGCGATAAAGGAACATAACTACGTCCGCCGCTTCTTCAATACCGCCAGACTCCCTAAGATCGGACATCATCGGTCTTTTGTTCGGACGTTGCTCTAGTCCCCGACTTAGTTGAGCCAGACAAACGACGGGGCAATCAAACTCTTTAGCCAGTTCTTTCAAGTCGTTGCATATGTCGCCAATGTTATGATGCACACTGGTCCCACTTCCTGCGGCTGGCCTTATTATCGTCAAGTAGTCTACTAGGACAATTAAATCTTTATCCGGATTCTCGTTTTTTATCTTCCGAGTCTTCATTCTTATTTCGGCAACAGTTTGACGCGGCTTGTCGAATATCTCGATCCTTGTGCTCCCGACTCTTTCCAACGTCCCTGCCCATTCATCTTTCTGTTTATCTGTTAGCAGTTTGTTAGTATTCGTCATCCGCGACCTGTTGAATCTACCTTCTTCGGCAATTAATCTATCGCGCAAACTTTCCGCACTCATTTCAAGTGAGTGGATTACAGGGATTACACCTTTGCCTCCGGCGCTCTTTGCCAATTTTAACATTACGTCTGTTTTCCCCATCGAGGGACGAGCGCCTATGAATATTAATTCCGTCTTGCGTAGCCCTTTTAATATCTTTTGCAAGTTTTCCATTCCCACATCAATTCCGTCGGCATCTTTCTTCTCGTTCCAAGGATCTTCGTACACGGCCGCTAGTAACTCTTTAATACTCTTCCTGTCGGTCGTCTTGTCCTCGTGTAGCCTGTTCAACTCGGTTGTGATAACTTCTATACCCCAATCCTCTTGAACGGCTCTGTGGAGCAGTTGAAGCTTCTCGCGTTCTCTCCACGAATCGAGAACCATATTTACATATGTGTCCATCTTTAACGGATTGGACAACCTAGCTATGTCATTCAGTCTCGATATGCCGCCTAAGTCTTTATCGGGGTTAGCGCTCATAAGCGTTATCAAATCTATTGAGTTACCTTTAGCTTGCAAGTCTTTCATAACTTCATAGGTATTGCGATTATGCACACCTTGGAAGTGACCTACACTTAACGTTATGTCATTCAGTAAATGCGGTTCTCTTATCAGCGTCCCTATGACTGCATCCTCTACGTTCATCAGTGTTCACCCTCCGTCAAATCTTCCACAAATGCTTTAGGTTTTTCGGTCTTCTGGTGCTCAGCTTGTCCTACTTGTTTTCTTTTCATATTCAAAGCATCATATTGCTTTCTCAATTTAGACGCAGACAATATGTTGGTTGACCAGAAGCTGTCCGATTGAGCGAAATCTATAACCTCGCCAATTTCTTTCGGTGTGCGTTTGTCCAACTCAATCAACTTTCTGAAATCGTCTGACCACGATTGGATATTAGGTTGTTTGTGTTCTGGGTTATTAATCAGTATTTTCCTGTATAGATAATTACTTAACCGAAACGGAATCGAGTCTTCGTCATAAACTTGTTTAGGACTAGGAGTCTCTTTCTTATCATTCTTATCATTCTTATCATTCTTGTTTATAGTGTCAGCCTGTCGTTCTACCATTGTTCCGTTCATAGTTTCTTCGTCGTTCCGTTCTGCGTTCCGTTCGTAGTTCTTAGGGTCTTGATAAACCTTGTAGTTACGCACTTTAACGACCATCCCCCGCGTTGTCTTCGTAGTATGAATCATAGCCCCGTTCGTGTTGTCTTCATTCGCACCTTCATGAGAATTTCGTAACCACTCTAAAATGTTGAATATTTGCGTCTTAGATGGCTTCTCGATTCTGTAACCAACCTTGTAGCTACACACTTCAATCAGTTCGGGAATGCTTATCAACAACTCGCCACGATCCAAATTCTTATACGGCTTGTGTTGCGCTTTCGTCAAAATGTACATCCAAACTTTTAAGTATATTGGTGGCTTGTCCCATATCTCGCTTTCTACTAACTTCCTCGATAGAAGGATATAACCTCCTTCCACTTCTGCCATTAAATCCACCTCACCTTTATTCCTTTTCAGCCGCTTGTTCCTCCACCCATTGCAACGCCTTACTTTTCTCGAACCTTACACCATGTCCAACTTTGCGAAACGGCATGCCTCGTTTTCTCCAATTGATTAAAGTAGGTTCACTAACTTTCAATAACTCAGCCATTTCTTTCATTGTCAGTAACTCTTCCAATGCCTCAACCACCTTTCTATTACATATTATCACTAGTTATGATAGATTACAAGTTTTATTTCCAATATTTCGGTATATATTTTAATAGTCTCGCATAGCGCTGTTTTTACCAGACCTTTGGATGAAGTACTCCGCAAGTTCTAACGCGAAACGTTCGATGTCTTGCTGAGGTGTCACTTTTTCTGAATAAGGAGCATCAACCCATTTATTGAGACGTTCCGTTATCTCTTCGGCGACCTCGCTAATGAGAACTTCTTTCGCGACGGCTTTGTGCTTTCGACTTATTTCTTCTATTCTATTAATATCAGTTATCATTTTTGCTAGTCTCTTAGCGCTTATGAACATTCAAACTACCTCCAAGTGATAATGTTTTCCTGCAACGAAACCTTTTTCTTTTAACTTCTTCATTACGGTCATTCTCGCCAGTCCTGGCATGTTGTTCTTGTTGCTCAGATGTGATAGATAGATAGTTTCACCTTTACCCTCGATTAGTTGAAAGAGTGCGTCTGCCGTCTGCTGATTGCTCAGATGCCCAACGTGTGAAAGTATTCTTGTTTTTACGCTGTTCGGATAGCTTGAAGCTTCGACCATCTTAGGGTCGTGGTTTGATTCAATTACGTACACGTCAGAACCCTTCATTTCCTCTATCATGTCCTTGTCTACCAATCCGGTGTCTAGGCATACAGAGACTTTGGAAGAACCCTCAACGTTTGTTATGGCGTACCCGAGTGGTTCAAATGAGTCGTGATGAGTCTTGAAGCCTTTAACGATGAACCAATCACCAATCAGATTAATGTGTTTGTCTCTGCAAAACCTTTGCAAGTCTTCGTTTATGCCCTTAATCTTGTTCCATTCACCCTCACTTGCGTATACAGGTATGTGATATTTGTTGGCTATCGCAAGCCCTTTGATGTGGTCGCCGTGGGCGTGGGAGATTAGTATTGCTTCCACGGCGCTTGGTTCGATGTCGACATTCATTAATGCTTTTTCAATCTTCGTCTTGGCAATGCCACAGTCAATGAGTATCGTTGTAAATCCGCTTGTAATGGCTATTGCGTTGCCAGCAGAACCACTTGCGAGTATGTCTACTTTCATAATTTTGTGCCTAGCAATTCGGGGTTTTGATATATATTTCCGATAACCTCGCCATACGCAATCGCATAATCGGTTCTAACCCCTCCCATTAAGAAACATGCATCCGCTTCCGACCACTCAACAATCAATAAATCGCTATTCGATGATTTCCACTTGTAGTCTAATACGTCGCCCTCGTAAATCTCCTGCCCGTTCTTGTCTTTCAAACCTGTGTATTGCGTAAGTGGATAATCCCTATTCCCTTCCCACCAATACTTAGGGTTCTGCGTTAAATCAAATGCTAATCTCATTTCTTTGCCGTCCCATGCGCGGAATTTCATTTCTCTCACAAGTAGCCCTCCTTGCTATACCGCGAACATCCGCCCGCGGTATGCATGTTTTAGTTGTTATTAAAGTTCAGCGTCAGCGTCGCTTTGTTGTACATCCAGCAAATCCAAGTTCATGTTTAGCAAATCAATGAAGCCGATTAGTTCCGCCTCTGTCGCCGTTTCGATGTCCAAGCCCGCCGCGTTATCAGTCATGTACTTTTTCGCCGCGCCCTTTGTTGTGATACCTAACTTTCTCATTTTGGAATAGACATCTTTTTTCAATGCCTCGTTCGGGTCAACCTCTGCCACTTTCGGCTGTTCAACAATTTCTTGTTTCGGTGTAATGTCCTTGCGTTCGGGTTGATATCCGGGAACACCTTCACCGTCTTTTGATATCGTTTCGTCATCGAAGTTTAACCCGTATTGACGTTTCAGTGCTCGTTGCTGTACGTGCTTTCCAAACATGTCGCTTGTCCAACTATTCCAGTTAGCTTTGTTCTGCCCTGTGAACATGTGAGCCACCTCGTCAATGTCCATTACAACCGTTACAGGCTTGTAGTTGTCACGGTATGCGATTGAATAAGCGCCGATTATCTTGCCTCTTGGGAATCCTATTTCGTGCTGAGTAACTTCAAGTTGCTTAGTTTCGTTGTTCATCGTAATTTTGAATTCGTCATTTTCGTGGACCATTTGCGTGTCGGGTGGTTGGAACCCTTCTTTTTCTCTCGCCTTTGAAAGATACGCTTCTGCTGCGAACTGGATCCGAGCCGTGTTGCCGTACTTGATAAAGAAGATTTCATTTTTGAATGGGTCTAATCCGTAGCTTGCCGCTTTGTGTGCGAACAAAACAAATTCTTGGTTAGTCGAGTTTGGTGCTAGTGTGTTTTTGATTACGTCCAGTACCGCCGGTGCAAAGGCTTCTGTAATTTCCGGTGTTAGCATTAGTTGGTTGTTGTTGTTCATATCAATTCTCCTCCGTTTCAATTGTCAGTTCTTGTCCTGCAACGACTCTAGCAGTTATAAGTTGCCCGCTTGGTGCTTTGAATGTTGTAATTGTTTCTGCATTGTCTATAAAACAAGGAGCGATGATCTCGCTTTGTTCTGATAAAACGTCACGCAACTCCAAGCCTGCTTTCGTCTTTTCTGAGAATGATAGTTTCGCATAGTCTTTACCGTCCATCTGAACTACGAACGTCGGCTTGTCCTCGCCAGTAGTCTTGACTCTCTCGAATAGTTTGATAGATAGATTAGAAAATAGACCTTGTACTTTTTCGGATTGCAACTCCGCCTCTTTCGATTTGAACTCTTTGATTGCGTCGATGATGAAGATAGATTCGTTTAGTTCCAACAGTGTTTCTTTTTCGGAAACGGTTGCCTCGTTCACTGTTTGCAGAAGTCCTTTTGTCCTTTCGTGCTTGTCCAATTCGCGGTTAATCTTTTCAATCTCGAATTGAGCGTTGCGTGCTAGTTCCAATTGTTCGGATACGTCCACGTATTCTATTTCTGTTAACTCGTCTTCTAACGCCTTACGAGCCGCTATGGAGGCTTTGTGCATTTCCCTAACCTTGGACAACCGTTGTTCTTTTTCCGCTTCTACCGCGCTTACTGCATCTTCCTGTAGGTCTTGTTTACATACTCGGCAAGTGCTTTGGATTTCTTCCGCTTTCATGCGGATGAAGTCGTTTTTTAAACTGTCACGTTCATGAGACATTGCGTTTACTTTATTCTGTAATACATTTCTTTTGGCGTTTGTTTCTTGGTAGACTTCCATTGATTTTTCGACAGTGTTCCGTTTTGTTTCCCAATCTGCTTTTTCCAAAGTTAACGATTCGAACGGGACTGTCGGCGCTTCTTGGTCCAATTGTTCTTTCAGTGTCTTAGTTCGACTCTGTGCTGCGATATACGACTTGTCCAACTTCGTTTTATTCACTCTATGAACCTTTTCCAAGTCTTCGAGTGAATGCTTTTTAACCAATACTTTCAGTTTATCAGCTTGCGGCTTGGTCATAACCTTGAATACTTCTTTGTTAACTGGTGCTGGTACATATTTCAAAATCATTTCACGTTGTTTTTCCCAGTGCAACGTAGAGAAGAAAGTCGGATTGAACAATGACAAGAATAAGTTTTTGTCGTCTACTATTTTCTCGATTACCTCGTTGAATTCAGCCGCCTTGCTCGGTACTTCGTTAATGAAAAACTTGTTTACTCCCTTAACCACACTGCGGCCCAACAGAACATCTTTTCCGTCAACTTCGAGCAATAGTTCGGATAGAGTTTCATCGGCTTCATACGTTGTAGGGGTAGGGTCTAACTTGCCACCCACCAAGTCCAATCCATATGTTAAGAATGAGATAGCTTCACCGACTGTACTTTTACCCTGCCCGTTATCACCTTTGATTTCTGTACGTTCTCCGAAGTCTACCGTTAAGTCCTTGTGATTTTTGAAGTTTACTAATTTAAGTTTTTTGAATCTGATTTTCATTGTTTGCTCCCCCTTAGGATTTAGTTGTTGCGGTTTATGTTCGCGTTCGATACTGATTCGTTTTTTCGATACACTTCCAATGTTCTTTCATTTCAACTATTGTCACGCTGTATTTAATGGCTACTTCCTGCATGTAAGCATATGGACTGTTCACATAGTCCGCGTTAGAATCGTACTCTTTCAACGCGTCACATGCATTGTCATTGTGCTTTACCCATTCGCCCATAAAGTAGTTTTTGAACTCCATGCTTAACCCCTCTCTTTTACGTTTTATGCGCCGATATCAGACTTCCCAATGACCGTATGCCCACAAGCCTGTATTGTGATAACATTTCTTGCAACTCACTTGATACTCGACCAAGAAGTGATTATCTTCGTAGCAATGACCGTATTCTTCGAGGTCTTCGCCTTCGCAGTTCTGACATTTTAACGGTTTACCTTTTTCATCGATAAAGCCTTCTTCAATGAGGTTGTTTATTCTTTCGCCGCAACTGAACGTCGTCATTTTACACCCCTCTTCCATTTCCTCTTTTCTACTACGTCTATCACGAAACAACTTGCGAACATTGACAACACTGCTACCCCGAATAACCCGAATGCCCACCAATCTGTCATTATCATTTATCCTCCCCAAAGAATATTTTTGCTAATTCATCTGGTGTTAGGTCTAGTTGTTTGTAGATTGCGTTAATCAATGTTCCGGACGGAGCGTTAATGCCGTTTATCATGTTGTGAATCGTCGATACTGAAATATTTAAAGCCTTTGCAAATTGCGCGCGACTCTTATAACCTTTCAAAACCATTAGAGACTCTAGCAAGTTAGCATTTATTACTTGTTTCGTCATTATCTTGTTCACCTCGCTTTCAACTTCTAAACATAGTGTACTATGCTAGATTCATATATGCAAGCACTTTCTATTATATTACTAATAGATTCTATTAATTATAACTTTCTGTTAGTGTTCCTTCTATATATAGTTCCCAATTGTTTTAATTAAATAAAAATAAAAAAAGCGCCTATCCGATTAGGACAAGCGCTAGGTCGTTCATAGAAAACCACTGAAATCCTGTTCGATTGGTTTCATTACTTCGATTGTTGCGGGTGACGGTATCCCGTTCATGGGTGGTGACGACATACGCTCGTGCAATTCCATATCTCGACTTATCAGCCGTTTAATGTACTTGCTGAAATCCCCGTTACTTTCCTTTTCGGCGTAATCCAACAATCGCATTTCGTAACCGTCCGTCAATTTGAAACTGATCGTCTTACATTTGCGACTCATTTGTAATGTCCCCTGGCAATGTTATAAAAACCTACCGCGTTCGAAAATACCGACTGCGTAACAATTACCCCCTCGTTACATTGTAGCTGCGGATATATGATCTCTGAGTTTACGAAGTGCTCCGCTATGAACGGCGCGATTTCTTCGGCTATTCCGCCACATACATACACCCTGTCGTTTTTGTGCCATTTCAACTTGGTTGTGCTGCGGATAATACCCCGAGCCATGCCGTCAATGTCTGCCCTGTTTTTGATCGTCTCAACCCCGAAGTTAAATGTATCGGACTTATTGTTGACGAACTTCTTATCAATCGTCGTGACGGCGTTAACAGTTCCGCTGCCGATGTCTAATACTCTAATCGTCCCATTGTTAGGGTTAGACCAGAAAGCGCCTCCGCCCTCTGTGGCGACCTCTACCGCTTCGATGGTTATATTTTTATGATGCCCATTAACTTTGAAATTATGATGACCAATTAACATGTCTTTGATCTTTTGCTTTTCGGAATCCTTGTGAGTTTTGACAGGCTGACCGACTATTATTTTAACTGAGTATTCACCAGGGCAATACTTTTTTAGATAACGGGAAATGGCCAGTAGAACTCTTATTTTTGTGTCCTGGTGTGCTTTGGTATCACCGAACATCGAACCACCGCCGCCATATTCATCCTCATGTTCTGCAATGGATCCGGCGAAACCTTTTCTCCCATCGACTTCAAACTCCATATCGTCATTGCCAAACGTTTCCTCAACGTCCCGCTCGAACCAATCACAAATAGAAGTTCTATAAGAATCAGTTCCGTATGCCCCCGCCACTTTTGCCATATGGTTCCCTGCGTCTACCCCTAATAATATAGTCATTAACCCATCCCCTCGATTTTATATTGCAACGGCAATAATTCTTCGACAGTCATCTAAGTTTTTTTATTGCCGCTGTAATAAGAGTATACGGAAGGGGAGAGAGGTTTATACATCGAGAATCCTAAGATAGTACCTCCGCCCTATTCCCCGACTATTTGTTCCCTCTCTCGTAAATGTATGCATACTACTCCCCCGCCATCCATATGATGATTTAAGCTTGGGAATGGGGTATGTGTCCTAACCCAAACACCACAATAGAATAGGAGAGTGCGCGGTGGGCGATAGAGGAGAAAGAAAAGTTCGGTCAGACAAAAAGAGGGATGTAAAACCGATGATTCCAATTCAATTGAAGAAGATCATTTATAGCCTGTCTGATATTTGCGATATACCCGTTAAGGACATCGCGGTTATCTTGTGTGAGGAGGGAATACATTCGAAAGAAGTTATGGGTTATCTGAAGCCGCATTTCAGACGTGATGTCCGACTAGAAAACACCATTTACTTTGGCAGCTTGGATAATCCATCATTACAGAGGAGAAAGGAAAAGGGTTTCCATGAACGGATCACCACTAAATTCACAACAGACGACTTTGAAAACATCGCAAAATTAGCCCACGCATTAGATGTCACTCCATCCCGTGCCACTGCTGTACTCATTAACGCTAGTATCCGCGACCCCGAGTTCATTCATACACTCATGAGCAAACATTCCAAGAGGAAGAAACTAACTGAGGAACACCAAGCCGAATTAAAAAAGGTTATGAAGTATATCAATTCCGATAATCCATATAAAACCTCGATTGCGTGGTCCGATATGTTAATGTACGTCGGGGACTTTGTTGTTAATGGATGGCGAAAAGTAGATTGAATAAAACTAATTTTAATAATGTACTTGCGTATAACAATATACCGTGGTATACTAAGTTTAGAAGTTAGCAAGGAACACAAAACAACTAAGGGGATGGCGAAATGATGAAAAGCACATTATCGGAAATCAAGTTTGCATTAGATAACGGGTTTACGAATATCGAAAGAAAGATATTGAAGGATGGCGAAATGTCTTTCAAGGGGTCGTTCGGTTATATAGAAGTGAATGAGGAAGAAGCGAAAGAAATTAACGCTTTGCTTGGGCAGTACGCGCCGATCACGATTAACGGCTTCACAACACTGGAAAGGTACACGGAACACAGCGGATTGGCAGTAGGTGATATAGTGTCTACTGGAAAAAGAACAAAGAAAGTAGCTGCTATCAAATTGGTGCAAGACACAGGAGAACCCGAGGTGTGGTTCTATATGGATTTGCCAAACGGATCGTATGACATCGTGGGACTGAAGACGGCGAGAAAATACAAAGTAATTAAACAGAAGGAGGAAGTTGGGGTTTGAAAAAAGAAATTGAAGAACTACTCAAAACGAAAACGGCTTACAGAATCGCCAAAGACTTAGGAATCAACGCCCGAACTGTTAACCGTTATCAAAACGGGGAGTCGCCTATTGGTAACATGACGTTAGATACGGCTGAGAAATTGTATAACTACTCTTTACAAACGAAAAGTGAATGAACGCAAAAAAAGCGACCCTACCCACAATGATAAGTGGATGGGTCGCTTTTTCTAGGCGTATTAGATGCCCTGCATACTTTCATTGTATCACACCTTCATTTATTTGTGGCGATCAGATATTTTATAGCCAACCCCAACACATCCGCTTCCGTGATTGAGCCGCTCGCCAGCTTGTCCGCCCACGATATATGCGCTCCCGACTTAATGGCTGCATCCACAACGATTTGACGGTGCGCCTTACTCGCTAAAGACGTTTCAGTTTCCTTCTTTAATGTTGGACTAGAAAAAACCAATTTGTCATCCTCCTTTTGCGTTGCGGGTACAACGTTTGCGACAGTAACGACAGGCGCTTTCCAGTTAGTCTTAACTTCGAAGTGTGGACGGTCAACGAAAGTCTTCCAATCTCCGCCCCATGTGATTCCTAGCTTGCGGGCAATGGCTCCCGCTTTGTCCATTGTGGCTTTGTCGTACAAGGACAAGGGTGGACTTACTGCTATGTCCCAGGCTAACCCGCTTTTGTGATTACTGTTTAGCGTGTTGGTGACGATGTTGCCAGGTCTTGTCCTACCTTGTGCATACAGATAGTTTTGCCTAGCCTGTGAGCGGTGCGCCTCAGTAATGAATATCTTAACGCCCGCCTTTTCGCACTCGGACAGAAAGAGTCTGCAAGCTTCTTGCGCGACCTTGTGGAGACTACCGACGTTTCTGTTTTGTTGGGTTACACTCATTTCTTCAGCCCGCGATTTTTTAACAATTCTTCTTGTCTTTTCGCTTTTTCAGTTAATACGTAAGTGTTTTTGTAAACCCCGTACACAAGCAAAATGAACGGAACTGCTGCAATTAATACACCTTCGAATGCCCCGATCGATTCCATGTTGAACCATTCAAACTCGACGTTTAACGTACCTAAAAACAAAAGGATTGCCGACAGTAGCCCGCCGAATAACCCGACGTATTGTTTTAGTTTGTCTGTAGTCATAATGTTTTCCTCCTCACGTTAAATAGTTGATAACAATAGTGATAACAGTAACGGTTAAGCCGACTACGGATAATACAGTACCGATAATCCACTTTCGGTCAGTGTCGCTTTTTTTGTCGCGCTCTTTGAATTTAGCAAATAGAATACCAACATCAGTTTTCATGTCTGCTGACTGAATTTCTAGAGTATTCATCTTGAGTTTCAATGTTTCTACATCATGCTCAGTCTCATTTGTAGCTATCCGCACTTTTTCGATATCTTTTTGCACACCATCAAACTTCTCGCCGAAATGGGATAGAGTTGTTTTGATCTCCCTGATATCCAATCCGATTCCCGTCATAACTTTGGTCAACTCTCTGACTAACTCATTTGCGTTTTCTGGCACAACCGCACTCACCTCTCTTTTGGGTAAATAAAAAAGAACGCCAGATTAGTGGACGTTCTCAATATTTGTTACAAAAAATAATGTTAGCTTATGTCGCGTTTACTCAAGAGGCTTTAACAATATTGTCTCGTCGTATTGTTGTTGCGTGATAAACCCATTTCCAATCGCTAAATCCATTTCATATTGCGAAAAAGTTTTTGCTGCATATTCTTTTACCGGTTGAATATATTCTGTTGGGATATCAGCAAACGTTGCCGTCCCATAAGAGTAAATACTTCTTGCATAAGGTCCTATTCTGAATGAGTAAACTGCCATTTTACATTCCTCCCATTAATACAAAGTCCATAAACCCTGCTAAGTCTGCGTCAGTTCTTAATTGTTGTTCTTTTAGTGATTGAATTTGTTTATCTCTTTCGACTAGTAATTCTGCTAGTTTTTCCTCCAGCGTTGGTGGTCGTGGTTGCTGTTCGGGTTCTTCTGGTATAGGTGTTGTAGACTCGATAAATACACCACTTTCTTCATCGTACAAATAACCCTCTTTAACCTCTCCTACATAGTTAGTAATATCAACTGTCACTAACGGAGGGGCGAACTGCGGCAACGCTTTATATGTGCCGATATGTTGCACTCTGTCATTTAGAATTAAAGCTATCTTATACATGCATTCAACCCCATTCTATTAAGATTATTCCGTTGTTTCCGTTCGTTCCGTCAATGCCTTTTAAACCATCCTCACCGGCTTGACCTATAACGTGTTGCCCATTGCCGCCCTTTCCACCCGCTCCGCCTCTTCCACCTGTTCCGATGTTTGAAGATATATTGTGGAAAAGAGAAATATATTTCGCTATTAATATTCTATCGGCAGAATTGTTATTCGCAGGATTAGCACTAACCCCAAAATTACCACCATTAGATACAGCCCCATTATTACCTACAGCACCACTAGTACCATTAGTGCCATTAGTATTGTTTGTCGTTGCACCTACAAATAATTCTGGCAACATATTAACCTCTTCGTTATATGACAATCCGTTAAATGTCATTGTCGTATTGGGTGCAACCGCACCACCGATACCACCGATACCACCGACACCCCCTGTGCTACCAGAAGCGGCTTTTTTCCCACCGTCCCCACCATTATCGGTAGAGAGATTGCTCTTCCCACCGAGGAATGTTAGCGACTGGCCAAAAGAGGTTGCGCCCCCACTTTCGCCACTATTCCCTGCCCCTCCTTTTTTCCCGTCAGCTACCGAGTAGGCACTTTCTCCCTTGCCGCCACCGGCACCTCCATTGCCACCGGCACCACTGCCGCCAACTGTAACTGTTACTTCTTCTGTGTCACTCAGTACTTTAACTGGTATTTTAAATCCGTAGAAGCCGTGCCCTCCGTTGCCACCCCCGCCCCCACCACCACCGGCACCACCAGCAGCATATGCTGACGAGCGACTTG